ATAAAAAATACTGTAAAGTATGCAGTGATATAAAGAGGTCGGAAAATTTAAGAAAGTACGATAGGAATAAATGACAGACTTAACTATTAAACAAAGAAAATGGATTAGAGTCTATATTGATACCGGCAACGCAACAGAAGCGGCTATGCAAGTCTATGATTGCAAGGATAGGGATGTAGCAAAGAGCATAGGTTCAGAAAACCTTTCTAAACTTGACTATACAGACTTTATGGAAGAAGCGGGTATTACTGATAAGCTATTACAGCAAAAGATAATGGAGGGGTTAGATGCAACCAGGACAGTTAGTGCGGTTAATACAAATAAGAACGCTACCGCAGATTCAACTGATTTTATAGATGTGCCTGATTTTATGGCACGGCATAAATACTTGGAAACAGCACTTAAACTAAAAAAGAGAATGGGAACAGAACTACAGGGAAATGTTTATGTTGATAAAGTTATTGCTATTTTAGGAGGGATAAGTGTTTCAGAAAGTCACAGCAACGGAGAAGCTCCTGAAGTTAAAAAAGAGGATTAGAGGAGTAGCAGGGGGTACAAGCGCATCTAAAACTATCTCTATTCTTTTGTGGTTAATTGACTATGCCCAAACTTTAAAAGGGCAAACCATAAGCGTTGTATCAGAGACATTTCCCCATCTTAAAAGAGGTGCTATAAGGGATTTTCTGATGATAATGCAGGAACATAAATACTTTCAGGATAAGAGATGGAACAAGACTGATTATATTTATGAATATGAAACTGGAAGTAAAATAGAGTTCTTTTCAGCAGACCAGCCGGGAAAAGTAAGAGGCCCAAGACGTAATGTTCTTTTTATCAACGAAGCCAATAACATAAGCTATGAAGTCTATACGATGTTGGAAGTAAGGACTAAGGATATTATTTGGTTAGACTGGAATCCGGTATCAGAGTTTTGGTGGTATGAAGAAGTATTAGGAAAGCAGGATGTGGATTTTCTCACGCTTAATTATAAAGATAACGAAGCATTAGACCCAAAGATAATCCAAGCGATAGAAGTCAGAAAGAATAATAAGAACTGGTGGAAAGTATATGGGTTGGGTGAATTGGGAGAGGCGGAAGGCAGGATATTTACAGGTTGGCAGTTATTAGATGAGATACCCCATGAAGCAAGGCTTGAAAGATACGGATTAGACTTCGGATATTCTAACGATCCCAGTGCTATTATAGCGATTTACTATTACAACGGGGGTTATATCTTAGACGAGATTACTTACCAAAAAGGACTCTCAAATAAACAACTATCAGATATCCTGGTTAATTCTCCACGAGCTTTAGTAATGGCTGACAGCGCAGAGCCCAAGAGTATAGATGAGATTAAGAGTTATGGAGTAAACGTACTTCCGGCTCAAAAAGGACAAGGAAGCGTTTTACAGGGTATCCAGTACGTCCAGGACCAGCGTATATCAGTGACTAAGCAATCACTAAACCTTTTAAAAGAATACCGCAATTACCTATGGCAGACTGATAAGGATGGAAAGATAATCAACGAGCCGGAAGTTATTTTCAATCATTGTATGGATGCCATCAGGTATGGGATGGAAAGCCTGAAACCATCACAGCCGATTGACTGGGATAAGTTGCCGAAGTATAAGCCTTTAGATTCTGTAATCGGTATATGAACAACACGCCTGCCACAACTGCTGAAGACTTTGTTAAATACATAGCAGAGAATAAGCCCCATTTAATCGAGATAGAGGAGGAGATACAGCAATACTGTAGGGGTACATCAGAAGGTAAACTTATCATTGAAGTCCATGTCAGAGGCCACAACCCCGTTAAAGTCCGCTTCCTTCCCCAAAGAGAATGGAGTCGTAAATTGACTTGATTAACTTAATATAGTAAGTATTAGTTGTCCATCATTTCGATGCAGGACGCCTATAGGGCGTCTATTTTTATGGCAAAATTAAAAGACCAAGACCTTCTGACAGAGATGAGCCAGCAGTATGACTTGTCTAAACGTTACCTCGACCCCGTACATGACAGAATGAACTCACAGGAGGAACTCTACCGGTGTTTCATAGACTCACAGAACTATCCCCACTCAGCTAAAGTATTTGATCCACGCATATTCAGAGTAATTGAGACTATAACCCCACGAATGGTAGCTAACGAACCCACAGGGAGCTTCTATCCCACAGAGGAAGGGGACGTGGCAACTAACCAGATACTTAATGCCCTTATTAAATACGACTGGCGTAGAGCAGTGATGTTTCCCAAGCTCGTCATGTTTGTTAAAAGTATGCTCTTATTCGGTACGGCCTTCGGAAGAACCTATTGGGACTTCCGGGAGTGCGAGAAGACGAGAATGGAGCCCAAGACTATTAACGGTAAGACAGTCTGGACCCCTAAAAGCACCAAAAAGTTCACTTACACAGAGTATGACGGGCCCAACTTTGAGATATTGAACATCTACGACTGCTTCCCCGATCCCAATGCTACGAGTTTAGACAACATGAGGTGGTTTATATACAGGACTTTCAAGACTTTAGACGAGATGGAGAAGGAAAATGATGCCAGAGGAGGAGAATATTGGAAGAACCTGTCAGAGTTAAGGGCTGCGGTTAAAGACAGTAAGGACAAAGATAAACAAAAGAGAGGCGCACAGCCCCAAGATATCAACTACAGAGAACACAGAAGGGTCATGTTATCCACTCAAGAGCTTCATGGAGAGGATATCAGTAACCCTGAGTTTGTTGTCCTTATAAGATATGAGAAAGACAGATGGGTTTTTAGTGTACCTGAATATGGAATAGTCATAAGAGATGTTGAGAACCCTTACTTTCACGGCCAACTGCCAATAGTGTACGGAGTTGACTATCCTTATCCCGGTGAACTCTATGGCATGGGTGAGATTGAACCGATTGACCGTATTCAAAGAGCCATCAACGCCGTATTGAACCAGAGATTGGATAACGTGCAATTGGTTTTAAGGAATATGTGGAAGGTCAAGAAGAACTCAGGGGTTGACCTTCATACTCTTGTCTCCGCTCCGGGAAACATAGTCACAACTGACGATATGGAAGCGGTAGATACAATAAACGTTCCCGATGTCACTGGGGGGACTTTCGTCCAGACAATGAACTACCTTACTGCAGCCATGCAGAACGGTTCAGGGATAACAGACTATACGATGGGAATTAACACGGGAGCCAATACAGCCAATGAAACCGCCACAGGGACTAGACTTATCCAACAGGAAGCAAACGCACAGTTCAAATTGAAGATTCAACTCTTTAACGCTATGGTTATTGAGAGAATTGCCAATCAGTGGAAAGACTTAAGAATCCAATACACAACCGAAAAACAGAAAGTAAGGATTATCGGAAGAAATGAAGTCAAGTACATGAGGGACAAAACAGAGCTGGGAAGAACGGACATGATGGGTGAGCCTATCATGCCGGGAGACCTTGAGACTCAGGCAAAGATGGTTGTAGGAGAGGATGATAACTTCGCCTTCCTCACTCTCCTGCCTGAAGACATTCAACCCTCAGTGGTAGGGGACTATGATTTCATAGCAGCACCTTCTTCAGAACAGTTAAGCGACCCCATAGCCATGCAGGAGAACTTCTTTATAGCTCTTGAGAAAGTATCTAACCCCGCTTGGGTACAGGGATTGGCTTCATCAGGTAAGAAACTAAACTATGCCGAAATGACTGAAAAGGTATTCGAGAAACTCAACTTAGGTATTGAACTCAATGACGTATTGGAAGATTTGCAACCCGCCCAACCCGGAGTGGGTGTAGATATGGGCGGGGAAATGTTAGGAGGTGAAGTCGGTGGATTTGACCAAGGAGCAGCAGGAGGCCTACCAGCAGTCCCTCCAGCGGGGAACGGACTACCAGGTAATGGTCCGCAGCCGGGGATGGGAATGGGTTAAGAAGTATTACCAGAGCAAGGTACAGGTATTTGCCTCAAACCTTCTCTTAAACGAAAAGAAAAAGATAGAGGAGTTTGAAGGTGAAAGGCACGAGTTAATAGGGATTAAAAAGTTACTGGGTTCAATAGAGAACGATATTAAGGTAGTAGAAGATGAACAAAATAAGCCCGTTGCCAAAAAGTGACGATTACATATTTGAAGGCGGGGAACACTATACGAGTATTCCGATACCTTTACCGCTTTGTAATCATAAGGACTATATGAAAGGGACGTACATGGACAACAATGACGGGACGGCATCATGCACTAAGTGTTCTTGGGGGTTCAGAGTACCGGGATACATGAGGATACTCGATGGCAAGGTTTTTGATTTGAGACGGAAGTAGGCCTGCCCCTATTTCCATCCCAGGCCAAAAGCCTGCTTAAAAAGCAAACGGGAAGTTCTTGGTCTTTATAAACCATGCGAAAGGGGGTGATTATATGTCACCCGATGAATTAGATGCCCTTAACCGTCAGGTAACTGACGGGGAAGGAAATATAGCAGAGGACACTGCTCCCGAGGAGTCATCAACTCAAGAACAAACCACTGTTGAAGAAGATGCAACGGCAGAGAAGTCGGCGGAAACCAAAGAGTCTGTCCCAACAGACGATAAGGGGACCGAAAACGAACCAGAGATGGTCGAAACCGCATCCGATGAGACAGGAAAAAGGTATGTACCAGAGAGCCGATTTAAGGAAGTCTATGCCAAGTGGAAATCAGCTGAAAGGGAAAGAGCGCAGAAACCTAATTACGTTCCTACGCCTCCTCCCGCTCAAGCTCCTTTAAACAAGACAGAAGCTCTTGAAACCGAACTCTTAAAAGGTACATTGCCTCAGTTTAACCCGGATAGCCCGGACTACAGTTTAGAGATGGACGAATTGGGTTATTCCATCTATGAGGGTTCAAAAGACCCCAAAGGGAATTACGCAATAACCCGTCTTGAAGCTGCACGAAAGGCTTTACAAATGGCTAAGAAGATAACTTCAAAGCTGGCGGATGTGAAACTTGAGGCCCGGTCTGTGAAAGCCCAACAGTCCGACCAGGGGATTACTAATAGAGTTCTTAACAGGGAAGGCACAAAAGCCGATCCTGAAAAGATGACGATTGAAGAAAAAGAAGAGTGGCTGAAATCGCAAGGGTTGTGGGATACAACTTAAGGCTATTAGTAATACTTTAAAGGGGGTGAAATTACTATGGCTTTAACTACAGCATCAACATTAACCACCCATACAACGGGTGCGGGTTTAGCGATCAAAAACCGTTACTATGACGAACTGTTCTTAAGACAAGCTGATAAAAAGCTGGTTCTAGTGAGCCCATATATGGAGTAATTTATATATGAATCTCCTCTGAATAACGGGAAACTCCAGAACGGACAACCCGATGGAAGAGGAACTTGCACATTAACATTTAGCATGATAGAATAGTTGCGTATGGAAGCAACTAGGATAGCTTATTTATCAGGATTATTTGACGGAGAAGGATATATTCGAGTGAATAAATCGCAATCGAAGAAATCACTTAAATCTATGCAACGTATTACTCCTGATTTTGATCTTACTGTTGGAATAACAAATTCTGTTTTAGAAGTAGTAGAACCATTCAAGGAAAATTGGGGCGGTTACATATACGCTAATAAAAGAGATAACAGAAAAATAATATTTCAATGGATTAGATATGGTCAAAAGGCGGAAGAAATGATTAGATTATTCCAGCCATATTTAATTATAAAACAGAAAAAAGCTATTCTTGCTCTTGAATATCAAGAATACTATAACTCTACAAAGTCTCGTGGTAAGACAAAAGCACCAGAGATAGTTAAAAAATTAGATGAGTATTATTGGAAATTTAGAGAGCTAAATGCTAAAGGTAGTCAATGGCTTGTTTCTCACCAGCAGAGACTAAGTGAGGAGCTTCAATCTGTAGAAAGAAAATATAAAATCTACAAATTGAATGAAGCGATAGTCCGAACTACACGGGAACGTGTAGAGGCTAGCAGAAATG